TCAGTTTTCTCTTTCCTCTGAGCTGTACTCCACATCGGAGAGCTTAACCTCAAGCTCTAAGCCCGTCGTGAATCCATTATTATTCAGATTGTGAGTTACCTTACTGATTAACCAAGACTGCTCATCTATGACGCGCTTAAAGCCCGACACGCGCACCGGTGTCTCAGGGAATAAATCAGCCCGACCGAGCGCCAGTGTAATTGAAAACTCCGCAACGCCTCGCTGCAACTTATCCCACTTGGCCTGAGCGGCACGCATCGCCTGAGCCTTTGAAGCGTAGACCGTCGTCAGCGCCAGCACGTTATCAGCCTCACCGGCCATATACTCACCCTCGCGCGCTTCCTGCTCTTTTTTGGCCTTTGTCTTTTTGCTGACCGGCTTTGCTTTCGGGTGCTCCAGTGCACGCAGGTGCTTCTCTTTTGGCTTGCGTTTCAGCGTGACCTTCTGCTTTTGCGGCTTCGGGTCTTTGGTGTGCAACCATTTTGCCGTTACGCCGGTATAAGCCCCACGGTCGGCAATAGCAAACTGATGGCGGTCACCATCACTGCGGGTCAGCGTCATTTGTGGGACTGGTTTGCCGCTGGCCGTCACTGCACTACCGGCTTTCAGAAACAGCAGTTTCCCCGCTTTCACTGATACTGCCGCCCCGTTCCGCTCAGCCAGTCTGGTCAGAAATACGGCGTCGGACTCCTGCGACTGGTCGATATGCGGTACCGGGATTTTTTTCAGCGAATCCGCGACGCTGGCCGTCAGTTTATTGCGTTTTGCGATGGCACTGACCAGCTCACCGAGAGTGGTGTCGTGCCATGATTCCTCACGCCGTGAATTGAGTGTTCCGCGAAAATCTGCGCTACGCGCACGAATGGTCAGCGTATCAGGCGCGCCCCGGTGCTCAATCTCATCAACCGTGAAATCGCCCTTATTCAGAAGTGCCGAACCCTGCCAGCCAAGCCACAGTGTCAGCACCGCCCCGCGCAGGGGTAACTCGACTTTGCCGTCAGTATCGTCGAGCTCAATGTCGAGCTGGTCAGCTTCAAAACCCCGGTTATCTGTCATGGTGAGAGAAATCAGCCTGTCACTAAAATTGCTGGTAATGTCCTGGCTGTTCAGCGTCAGCATAAATGCCGGGGCAAGGCTTGCCCCGGCATCGATGGTCATGCCCGTCATCATGCAGTCAGCCCTCCGAGCATACCCTGCAGCTTATCGGTCAGATTACCGGCAGAGTCAAGCAGCTCGCTGGCCTGCTTATTCAGGTCGCCAAACATCGCTGCCAGTGATTCGTCGACCCGTTTCAGCGAAAGTGTGAAATCAATCTTTCTGGCAGCGCCATCACTGAAAAATTCAGTGTGTGTAGTCGAGACTTTATCGACGATATACATTCCGAGAATATTGCCGGTACCCTCAATCAGCGGCCACGCTCTGCCCTCGTCGGCCATCAGCTCAACAGCCCTCAGTGATATACGGCCACCGGTAATGGCAGGGTAAAGTGTACCGGCAAGCTGAATGGAGGTTTCCCCCTCACCGAGAAACTGATAAGCGGGGGGTTTACCAACCCTGTCATTAGACACCCAGCGGTAATCCTTCGAGTGTTGCATCGACTGATAAGGCAGGGTGCGGCGTTCAAACACAAACATTCCTAGTGCAAGCATCATAATCTGTGTCTCCTCAATCGTGCATCATGCTGGCGCGGGCTTTGGCTCGCTTGTCGCGTTCATACTTTTCTAACGCATCCTGCAACTGATTACCCAACTGACCGCCCGGAGCGCCACCACCCGGCAGGTTGATTTGATAGGTTGGGCTGCTTTGGTCAATGTAGGTACGACCAGCGGGAGCCGTGACGGGCTGATAAGCCCGATACCCACCAAGCGAGCTGGTCGTCGGAATATATCCTCCGCCCTGACCAACCGGCGGCACTTTCGCTGTTTCCTTATCAATGCTGCTCGATTCTTTTTTAACGAGGCCTAGTTTTTCGAGAATTACATCGAGGCCACCACGCAGCTTATTGAAAATATTCAGAGGCAACATCAGCGCATCGGCCAGCGCCTGACCAAATATGACGCCGACATTTTTGCAGCTATCAAGCGTTTCCTGTGTGGCCTTGACCGGTGCTATCAGGTCTTTAAACCACTGCCAGACGCCGCGCAGTTTCTCGCCGAGACCATCAAAAATGGGAGCCAGTGGAGCGAACATTTCCCCGACAGGGGCAAAGGCGCTCATGATGCCCTCAATCACCCCCGAGAAAAATGCGCTGATGGGCTCCCAATATTTACGGATGAGTAGCGCCCCGGCCACAATCGCCGCCCCCACTGCGACAATCGGCCAGGTAATCGCGCCGAGTGCGGTCACAATGGCACTGCCAGCGACAGTAAAGGCCGTACCCAGCACGCCAGCAGCAGCGATAATGGCGTTAATCCCCATGACAACCGGCCATGCAACGAGACCAATACCGCCGATGATACCAATCAGAGCCAGTGCGCCACCGGCGATGATGCCGATAGTTTCTGCTAATTCCTTGTTGTCTTTAATCCAATTATCGAGTTTTAGCACATATCGCGTTGCTGTCTGAGTTAGCTGACGCAACGAGCTTTCTTGCTGGTCGTAGAGGTCGGTACCGACGGCCTCATAAGCAGATTGAAACTCTTTAAAGTCGCCGCCGAGGTTATCCTGCATAACCTTGACCAGTTCCTCGGTTTTTCCGTCAGACTCCTTAATTATCTTGGTGAGTTTATCCAGTTTCCCACTAGCTGCCGCTGTCATTAATATGCTGGCAGCAGAGCTTGCTTCCTCACCGAATATTGTTTTCATGTATTCGGCTTTTTGACCTGTTCCTAGCTTGTTGCGCTTAAAACTGGCCTGCATTTCTTTCAGAATGGTAAATATTGGGCGTGTATTTCCTTTGCTGTCCATTGTCTTGACACCAAGTTCTTTAATGGCGTCATAGGCTTTTCCAGTAGGCGCCTGCAGGCGACTTAATACCGCACGACCACCAGTACCAGCCATTGAACCTATGATTTTTCCATCATGTAACGCACCCAGCATTGCGGCTGTTTCTTCCAGACTGACACCGGCATCTTTAGCAACCGGACCGACATAGGTTAGTGAGTCGCTTAACCCCTCAAAGCTGGCCTGAGATTTATTTATCGCCATAGATATAACGTCAGCGATATGTGACGCCTTATCGTCGGCAAGCCCAAATGCCGATTTTGTCCCGATAAGTAAAGTTGCGTTTTCCTCCATTGTTTTTTTGTTCGCCAGCGACATATTCAGAATGGCGGGGGTTTGCGCCAGAATCCCATCTTTATCAGCGCCAGATTTAGCTACAATGACCTGTGCAGCAGCCGCATCGTCAGACGAGGCCGCTGTATTATCTCCGAGCTGGCGCGCTTGTTTTCTCAGCGCTTCCATTTCCGGTGATTTCTTTTCAAGACCAAGCACCGCCTGCAATTCAGAGTTTTTTAACGAGAAATCATAACCGGGTCTAAGCATCCCGACACCGGCAACAACCCCGGCAGTCGCCATACCTACCCCGGCAGCGCCTGCTGCGGCCATGTTACCGGCAAGCTCTTTACCTGATTTATATCGTTCTTTCACCCGGCTTAATTTCGCCTGCTGCGCACTGACGCGCGCCAGTGCCTCACGCTGGCGATTAAGTTGCGCCGTCGTTTCGCTGATGGTGGTTTTGAGCCGACGCTCATCAGCAGACAGGGTGCGGGTATTGATACCGGCCTGCATCAGCTCGTAGCGCTGGCGCTGTACCGATGTTCTCAGGCTGTTATATTTCGCCTGCAGCTCAGAGGCGGCACGCTTTGCCGCGTCGAGCGCCTGCGCCTGCGCGCGGGTCGGACTGGTGGTGTTTTTAAACTGCACGGCCAGCTCACCGGCCTCGCGTTTAGCTTTATCAAGCGCCTGACCAGTCACGGCCAGTTGCGCGCTTGCCTTACGAAAGCCGTCGATTTTCGACGCCTGACCGTTCAGGTCGCGCAGACCCTTTTGTGTGTTGCGAATATCACCCGACAGGGTTTTACTCGCGGTCTGGATGGATTTAAGCGGTCGGGTCGCCTGGTCGACCGCTTTCAGCAATACCTCAAGCCTCAGGTTATTACTCATTGTGGTTTCCGCTACGCTGCAGCGCCTTTTCGCGCCATGTGATGAGCTCGGTCAGGCTCAGGGAACAGAGTTCTGATGGCGGCCAGTGGAATATCACTGCGATATCCGCCATCAGGTCATCAGTCGACAGGTCTGGCGGAAAGTCTATTCCGCCGAAGCCGGTGACAAAAAACCAATCACCTTAGCGGCCAGCGACAACATATCGGGCAGGTTCATCGCGGTAAGCTCCTGCGCGGTGAGCGCGGGGTAGGTCATGCGGGGCAGCACCTTAATCAGGGCGTCGACTTCGGACTGCGCCACCGCTGCCAGACTGACGCCGCGCAGGGTACCGGCGCTCGGCTCAATCAGGGTGACTTTATCAATCGTCTGACCGGCGCGCTTAATCGGTTTGTCCAGGGTCACGACGTTCGGGTTCACGGTGTCAGTTTCATTGCCAGCCGTATCAATAAATTCCGGGGTTTTGCGTGGTGCTTTTGCCATGATGTTTTTCTCTGTTCTGAATGGGGTTAATAACCGGCCAGCAGTGCTGACCGGTCAGGGAATTACAGCCCGATTGCGCGGCGGTGCTGCTCCAGACGGTCGACGCCGTTCACCTTTTCGACCATGTTGACGGTGTCGATTTCGATGACGTCGCTGCCATCAATCGTGAGGCGGTAGTAGGTGCAGACAGTCGACAGTTTGGTCGAGGTGTTTTCACCCTGCTTATTCTCGCCGCCGTCGATTTCTTTATGACGGCCACGCATGACCACCTCGACCGCCACTATTTCGCCGGTGTCGTCGCGCTGGTAAGAACCAGCAAAACGCAGCGGCACAGCATCAGCACCCGGGGCGGCGTACTGCGCCCACAGAGCCACATCCGGCAGGCCACCGACAGACCATTCGACGGTGAGCGCATCATCGTCGAGGCCGAGGTCAATAGACGCCGCGCCATTCATACCGCCACCGCGATAGTTTTCGAGCTTGCGGGTCAGTTTCGGCAGCGTCACGGATTCAACAACTCCCATGTAGCTGAGGCCATCGTTGAACATATTCAGATATTTGAGTTTACGGGGTAGTGCCATGTTGTTTCAGGCTCCTTAGCTGTTGACCGATTCGGCCAGATTCACCAGATATTTGTCGGTGATACGCTGGCGCAGGGTCAGGCTTTCCAGTGGCGGAACCGGTGTATAGTCGTAGTCGATATACAGTTTCCCGGCCTTGAGGGTTTCCTTGTCGTTCGATTCCTCGTCGAACCAGCATTCACCGTCCACGATGTAGCCGTTTGTTTTCAGTTCGCGGAATTTGGCATTGATGCCGTCAACAATGTCACGAATGAGCGTGGCGGTAATGGGCTTATCAACCGCCCACATGTGCGCCTCAGCCATCGTGTCGGCCAGTACCTGCGCGGTACGAGTGTAGTTCTCAAACAGAAAAAGCGGGTCATCTGAGCAGGTGCGGTTACCCCAGAAACGGAAACCGTCCTTGCGTACCAGTGTCGTAACCCCGGCCTTGTTGAGCAGGTCAGCATCGGTGCCGGATGCCTGCAAATCCCAAAACACTGAGGCGCTGATGCCGGTAACGCCCTGTACACCAACGTTAGACAGGGTTTTGTGCCAGCCGACAGTCTGGTCGATGTAAGCACGCAGGCCGAGTGCACGTGCAGTGGCGTAAGCCGTTGCGGTGGCATTTTTGACGGTGTCCCACGCGAGGAAATCAGGCCAGATAACCATCAGCTCACGCTGACTGAAATTCTCACGATAGGCTATCGCCTCGGAAATGGTTTTACAGCCCCATGCGCTGACATAACCAAAGGCGCGCAGGCTGATACAGATCGACGCAAGTGCAGTTGCAACCTCCTGCGTATCGAGACCCGGCACACCGAGAATGCGCGGCTTAACACCGGTGACCGCTTCGGCAGTTAACAGCGCCTTGATACCGGTGTACTTACCGTTTTCATCCGTGCCGCCGATAATGTTGGACGTGGTCTGCGCTTCTGCGTCGTCTCCGGTACCTTCAGCAACACGCACGACAACGGTGACAGGCTTTGACTGGTCGGCGATTGCCTGCAGGGAAGCAGCCAGCGTGCCTTTTTTACCGGCTTTCGCAATGGCGCTTTGCACATTGGTAATCAGCACCGGCTCATTGAGGGGAAACAGCGTGGCATCTGCATCGCTGGCTGTACAGACCATGCCAACGACTGCAGTCGCTACTGTGGAAATAACACGCGTACCGTCATTAATTTCGATGACCTGCGTGCCGTGGTGAAAATCACTCATCCGGTTAACTCCGTGGTTAAGGGGTGAGTATATTTTCAGGTCAGTACACAAGAGGGGGCTATTTGTACCGGCTGTCAGGTTGATGGCACAACGACAGGAAAAAGAAAAGGCGGGTAATAAACCCACCTGAATATTTAGCGTGGTATATCCGGCCAGTCAGGCGCAGATGTATCCACCCGGTTTACCATTACGCTGTAGAGTTCCCATGCTTCCAGCCGTTTAATCTCTTCATCTGTGGCGATTTTTAGTTTTACTGCCCGCGCCAGTGGTGCAATGGCTGATTCAGCCTCAGCAAGGCGGCGAACTTTTTCAGCTTCCGCCTTTTTACGCAGCTCTTCCGGCGAATAAACCCGTTGAACGACTTTACCGTCTTTAAACTGCCAGCCGCCTGAAATATCAGCGCGACGGTTTTCATCCGTATCAGGTAGCTCCGCCACGCTCTGGCCTGCAGGCCATAAACCGGAAATATCGCGCGTGATACACGTAATAACATCGTTATCGTCGTAGGTAATTTTCAGCGTGTCTTCTGAAAATAATTGCTGGCATGCATACCAGTCCTGACCATCCTCTGATTGTAGATGCGCCGCACCGGCGAATAATGTGTCGTCTGGTTCCGGTGTATACGGAATGAAATTTTTAATATTTAAAAACTGCTTGTTCTTTTTATTTTTTGCCGCTGTCATAATTATTCCTTCTTATACACTTGGGGCTGTTACCCACGTATCACCAACCAGATACTGAATGGGACGGTAATAAACCTTGTCATCGTTACCTTCCATTTCCCAGCTACCGTCAGTATGGAACCCCGTCACCACCTGTCCGCCGCCAAGCTGAAAATCACGCCACAGACCGCCAGAAAGCGCCACGGGGCCAAGTCTGACCGCTTTTACTACATTGTTGTGAATCCATGTACTTAACCAGCCATTTCCCCATAACGAACCAAAGATATCACCGTTATTCTGATAAATAGCGCCACCTATATTTAACGCGTTACAGTAGACGATACCGTTAACAGTAAATGAAATACTTCCGTCCGTATTTCGTTGACTGTATAAATGCCATCCCTGTTCATCGCTCAGCTCAATGACTGTTGGACGTTCTCCACCTCCCCACAGACTTAAACCAGCATTCAGTGCAGAATTGTTACCACTCGATAACGTCAGTGTTTTTCCGTTGCCGGTGCGCACGACACCAGTAGCGCGAATATCTGCCAGCATGTGCAGCCCGGAATTGTCGATATAACCGACCTGGGCACTATTGGCATAAATACCCAGAACGCCGTCACTGTGCCACTTAAACCCTGTATCGTTATCGCCGAATACAATCGAATTACCGCCCAGTGCATTGTCAGTACCAATACCCAGTGGGCCGTTAAGCCGCCCCCCGGTAATCGGCAATGCACCCACATCACTGGCTGAAGGTTTATTTACGGTGTTGTAGTCAATAACCCACTGGCGGCTGGTATTCGGTTCCGTTCCCCAGTCCTGGCGCTTTGCGTTCGCGCCCATATGCGCGTAATAGTGCTGAAACCAGACTTCTCCAATTTTCTCAACAAACATATATCCGTAGCTGTACAGCTTGCTGCCATCCGGATAGGTCGGAAAATCAGCGACCGTATCAGAATTCGACACCGCCACCCGCCACCATCCTGGAGTATTAGCTGATGCCATCGTGCCGTTATCGGTAATCTGTCCAATGGCATCTGCGGAAATAGCCTTCACATCTGACGCCCACAGGGTGATATCCCCGGATAATGGATGCCCATTGACCTTACGGTCTGACGGGACGCGTCCGTTCGCATTATCCATAGCCGCTTTAACCGCTTTCGGCGTTGCGGCCAGCGTCTCAGACGTGCTGTCAGTGGCATTGCTGAGCTGGATAATCCCTTTACGCGCTGTAGTGGCGTCCTGAGCTGTATATTTTGCGTTAGCAAGGTCATAGGCCACCTTGACCGCTTTCGGTGTCGCGGCAAGCGTCTCAGACACACTGTCAGTAGCATTACTGAGTTGCACAAGGCCTTTTCGCGTTGTGGTGGCGTCCTGAGCTGTATATTTTCCGTCAGCAAGGTCGTATGCTGCCTTAACAGCTTTCGGTGTCGCTGCGAGTGTTTCAGACTCGCTGTCTGTCGCGTTACTGAGCTGAGTAAACCCTTTTTCTTTCAGTGTGGCGTCAGGATGACGACGTGATTTCTCATGTTCGGCGAGCCTGTCGTCGACATAATCCTGCGTCGCCATCACCATCGTTGAGTCAATGGACAGCGCCACAGACTCAACACTGCTGACAATAATGACCATGCGGCATGTCTGCGCACGCCCTGAGCCCTCGGCCAGTTCTGGCTTGTAGCTTTCGGCCATATTGGCAACAGCAATCAGCGTCCCCTCATCGTCGTAAAGGCCAAGCTCACGCATCCAGAAGCCACCTACTTCCGGCGGAATAACCAGCTCGGCCACAATGTAATTACTGTACCGGTTGTCCTGGCTGATTTTATTCAGAGTGTGGCGCCAGACCTCATTAACAAGCTGCGTCTGACCGGCATCAGGCATCGGCAGTTTTCCGCCGCCGTCACCAACAGCCATAACGTTAAGATTTATTTTCTTACCGCCCGGCACGGTGGCCGCAGCAAGCTTAGCGGCTCCGGCAGTGGTGATAACGGTTTTAAATTTCGTGCTCATTATTCCTCACTTATCCCGGGTAAACCGTAATAATATCGCCGTCGCAGGCCACGCCGCCGGTATACAAATAACCGGGAATGTCCTGGACAATATTCAGGCCAGTCAGATGACGACTGGCTGGTTTTGCATCTGCAATCAGTCGCTCCATTTCGAAATACATTTCCTCGGTAATGCCACTTTCAAGCACCCCGATATCAAGCCGGAATGTGCCCGGCGGGTCGCTGGTTTCCCACCATTCCGTTACATTGATGACATAGCCGAGTGGCTCCACTACCCGACGAATTGCGCCGATAGTCCCCTTGTGGCAGTGAATAAAATATGCATCACGGATAACGGCACGTTTTGTTCCCTCCGGCCAGTTCTCATCCCACCGGTCGACAGAAAACGCCCACGCCAGCCACGGCAGCAAATTTTCCGGGCAGGTGTCAGGATCCCACAACGTGCGGATATTGACCGGCGTCCTTTCAATCTCAGCACACGCCCTTGCGGCAGCGACTTCCAGTGGCGATGAGCCCACCGGCAGCAATCGTGAATCACTCATCAGATCCCCCGATTACAAGGCTGTAGTCAGTGCAAAAAGACGCCTGAGTGTTATCGAGAACAATATCCGCGACCGGTGCCGTCAGCTCCACCCGCTGAACACCCTCAACATGCAGGGCGGCATAAATCGCTGATTTACGGATATCGCGCCCGAGGCGGTGCTGCGCGCTGATATAGGCTTTCAGCTTTGCCTCAGCCGCCGCCCTGATGGGTTCACTCTCCGGGCCGGGATAAAGATAAAGCGTGGCGTTAATCTGGTAGTTAACAATTTCGGCTGACTGTACCGTCACCCGGTCAGCGACCGGCCTGACATCTTCTGCGTTCAGGGCATTGCGCACAATTGCGAGCAGCTCCTCAGATGCGACGCCGTTGTTTTCACGTGACAACACGGAAATCGTCACACAGGCTGGCGACGGGCTGATAACTGAAATATCGCCGACGCGTCCGTCAGCACTACGGCCATGATACTGGTACGACCCGACAGACCCCGCCACGCTCAGCCCTTCAAAAGCCTGTTGTATACGCAGACGATAATCGGCGTCGAGTTCCATTTCTGCCGGGGTGGGTGGAATGGTGGTGTCATCAGCAGGTGTGACGACAAGACGCTCAACATTGAAATTCGCCCCGATATTATCGAGGTCACTGTCTATGGCATAAGCCAGCATCACTGCGCGTGCAGCTTCATTGACACGCTGACGCCAGATAACCTCACGGTAGGCGTTTTCCTGCAGCAATTTAACAACTGGCTCAGACTCAAGCGCGAGCGTCCGTGCGACAGCTTCCTGCTGGTCTTCCGGATAGAGCGAAATCAGCGTCGCAATGCGCTCCGCAAGGATAGTTTCATAGTCCAGTTCCTCGACCACATCAGGAACAGGTAGCAGACTCAGGTCAACAGTTGCCATAGTGGGTTAACTCAGTGAAACAGTGGTTGAAACTGGCGCACCGGTATCGGTACGCATCCCGGTAATATCGACATACATTTCGCCAGTGTCGCCACGCTCAAAGCTGATTGAGGTAAGCCTGATGCGTGGTTCCCATTTCTGGATCGCGGAATAGCACGCCACCATGATTTGCAGCCTGAGCGCCGGGTTTTGCGGCATATCAATCAGCGCAGACAGGAGCGAGCCATATTCACGACGCATTACCCGCGAGCCGACCGGCGTCAGCAGAATGTCGCGCATGCTCTGGCTGATATGCTCACTGTCACTGATAGCGAGGCCGGTATTGCGGTTCATCCCCATATAGCGCGCCGTCATCTGGTGCCCTCCGTCCAGCTCCCGCCCCGTTGCACGCCGCCGTGACCGTGGTCATCGACCTGTACGCCGTTTGATTTCAACGTGCCACCGGTATGTTCGATGTTTCCCCGCATGGTGCCGCCTTTCTGCACCTCAAGCGTCGCCGTCGTCAGTTTGTTGGTGCATACCACCTCCGGGGTGTCGAGGGTGATACATTCTGCCGCTTTTACCAGTACCACCGGCACGGTGGCGGTAATGGACTCCGATGCCGTCACATCGGCAGTCTTGATGCCGCTGACCGTCAGTGCACCGGTTTCCGGCTCATACTCCATAACAGCGCCGTCGGGGAACACCACATGCCACGCATCCGCCGAGGCTGACGGGGCTGGGTTATCGTCGGAAAAAATCCCCGGCAGTACGAAAGCGGTATCAAGCTCGCCCCCAATCGCCAGTAGCAGCACCTGCTCACCGACCGAGGGGGCCCACCATGTCCGCGAACGACCGGCGCGGGTGGTCAGCCAGTTCAGCCATGTAGTCTGGATCCCGCCGCTTTGTACGCGGCACAGCCCCTGCACAATATCGACCTCAGTCACCACACCTGAGCGGATGAGGTTGCGAATTGCGCGCGCGAGCTCCTGTATCGTGGATAACGTATTCATAGCGCAAGGATGCCTCTGGTCTGGAGTCGCGCCAATTCGCGCGGCTCCGGTGGTGGTCCACACAATATTTATTTGCCGAGGTGACTGAGAATGACGTCTTCAATCATCTGCTCATCGTCGCGGGTGAAACCGAGTAGCGGACGCGCCTCGTACTGCACCTCCCGGCTGTTGCGGTTTGGCCGGTCTTTGAGGCCATACTGATGCACCCGCGCCATACGCTGCACTTTGCCGGTAAATTCCACCACCGCCGCACTGTCGCTGCCTTTGGCTTTCATAAAGCGGTTAGTGCGCAGTCTGGCGAACATCTCGCGCCTGATACGGCCTTTCTTACTTCGCACCGGCTGGCGCTTTCGGGCGGCATACGGGGTGCCGTCGGGTGCCTGCTGTCGCCTGATGCGCTGCTGCTGACTGGCGCGCAGTTTTTTTGCAATGTCAGCCGCCATTTGCCGACGCGCCGCCGGTGACAGGCTGGCAATCAGACCGGTAAGGCGCTCCTGCAGCGCGGTTAACTCACTCATCCCACTTACTCACCAGCTCGCCGTTAACGTACAGCTCGACCGGGCGCGTCACCGGCTCAGGCAGCGGTGGCTCAGGGGCATAGCTGACATGCAGTGCGCCGTCGACCTCTTTGACGAGCGTGCGCTCGGTGAGTCTCAGGCTGATACTGATATCGAGCGAATCATCGTTATTGATATCAATCATCCATGTGAATCCTTTCTCCCGCCCGTCGTCGGTGGTCATAATGTCCGGCTGATGCTCACGCAGCCATGCCTGCACCGGCACAAATATCAAATCGAGGTCGCCGGTAAAGTCAGTCACCACCACGTTAAGCACGTACACCTTTTCAAACGACAGCGAGCTCTCCAGTCGGGAATCCGTATGCCCGTTATCAGCGAACAGGCGCAGCATATCGGGGTTGTTTCGGAGCTGCGGCACGGCGTTAATCAGCGCCTTGCGCAGGCTTTTGTGCTTCTGCATCGAGTTCATCCTGACAGTGTTTGACGGTTTTGACCTGCAGCGCGCAGGCGGTCAGCGCGCCCTCAAGACGGCGGATATCTGCGCTCAGGTCGCCATTGGTTTTCGGATCACTTCCCGGCATCGGGCAAAGGCTCACCCTCGGGCATCCGTTGACCACAATCACCGGCGCTGGCGCAGGCGGGGCGGATGTGCAGCCTGCGCACAGCATCAGGCAGAGGAGCGTTATACCAGCGGCGAAAGGCTTCATTTTCATCAAGTAACCTCGTTATCGTCTGCTCGCGGCGGTTTGCTTCTGCGCCTGCCTTTGCGAGCTGTTCGCGCAGTGCCACCTGCGCGGATTCATTACGTCGGGCGAGCTGGCCGGCGACACTGAGCTGATTTTTCAGCATACCAATCGTCGCCTTTTGCTCGCTCGCAACGCGGTTTGCCGTCTCAAAGGAGCGGGATAAATTGCCATTCTCATGGCGCAACCACATCAGACCGAGCACGGCCAGCACAAACAGCGTTATCAGGACTTTCATGCCACCACCCCGCCAGCCGTGCGCCAGACGGTAACCAGCTTTTCGAGACTGTGCTCGCGCTGGCCGTAACCGGCACCCGGCAATGACGCCCAGATATTCCGGCAACGGGAAACAGCACGCTCAATACGCCCCGCCCGGATATCGTCAATAGCACCGCGCTCCCGGATTAACTGGATCGCGAGCTTGTCCTGCGACAGTGGGCTGAAATCAGGCAATGCGAGCTGTTTTTTATAGTGCGGCCAGAACATATAAAGCTGCTGGTAACGCCCCGATGCCGTGGATTTCTCGCCACGGCGATTAAACACTTTCGCGGGTCGGCCATGTGCGAAAGGGTGGTCGCTGTAATCGGTGAAAATCTCTGGCCTGCCATCAAGGCCGGTAACAATGACGTCGTAGCCACGGTTTTTCGTCAGCGGATGGTTCGCCGTTCCTTCGGAATACGCCAGCATGTCCAGAAAGGCGGCGATATTCTGGTGAGTATTAATGACCGGCATCGCCTTCCCCCTTCTGTGACTTAAAGCGGCGCTGAATGGCGATTTCCACCACCTGATAACCGGCAATACCGAGCATGGATCCAATACCGCACACGGCGGGCAGTGACATATCAGGAAACTGCACCAGAACAACACCGGCGACCATTGAGACAAAACCGCCGAGCAACATGCGTCCGACAAACAGGCGCGGGGTGATGGGCTCACCACCTGCCAGCACTTTTCCGACCACAATCAGTGCCCCAATCACAAACAGTGACAGGACGCCTTTTTCCCCTTCTGTCATGGTTTACTCCCAAAGATTGATAGTTTCAGTTACGGGTGAAGACGGCACATCGGGCAGGTCAATTGCCGTGCCATGCGGCAGAATGACGCCCAGCTCAGACAGGCCGGGATTAGCCTGCAGCACCGTTTCAACCACGCCCTCAGTGCGCCCGTAATACCTGGCGCAAATCACGTCGAGGGTGTCGCCCTGCATCGACCTGACCTTCATCAGAGTTGGCCCACGATGCAGCGCGGTTTGTCCTGCAGACGCGCGACCGACCAGCGCATATCCCGCCACAGGTCATCAATGGTGGTTTCGACGCTGTCGGCTTTTTTGTCACCCTTGCCGGTGGCTTCAACACCGCGATAGCGCTCATACAGGGTGGCGGTTGCCATCGCCGTTACGGCGCTCAGATAGTGGAAAATACGCACATTCTCGCCGTCGATTTCCTCAGCAGGCACGTCGGCCAGATGCTTAAACCCGGCGGCAGTCTGGCGCAGCCGGTAGTCGTAAAGCTCCGCATTGGTTTCCGCCATGCCGGTTTTGATGGCATGGCGCAGGCGCGCATCGGAAACCGTCTGCTCAAGCCGCATCAGCTCGCGCACACGCTTCGGATCCACATCAGGGAAAAAGAACGTGTTTTTAATTACTGCATCGCCCGTCTCCGGTACGGGAATCACCACGCCCGGTACGTCCTGTGGTTCGTCGGGCTGGTTCAGAATTATTGTCGTCATGACAACCTCATCAGGTTGGGCGGTGGACGCCGGTCGCCGTCAGGGGCAAAACCCGCTTTGACCGGCGTGCCGCCCGGCTCGGGGAGCGTTCAGTTAACCGGCGGTTTTTACCGCCTTTGGTGGACGCCCGCGCTTTGCTGCCGGTCTGGCGACAGGTTTGCGCGTACGCGGTTTAGTCGTTTTACGGGGGGGTGCCTCCGCTTTTGGCTTCAGTGCGCGTTCCAGCCGCTCAATCTCTTTGCGCACACCGGCATTGCGGTCGAGCTGCATCGCGCGCTGAAACTGCGCCAGCGCCTCTGCATTCATACCGGCATCACGCAGGGTCAGGCCTGTCACCTTATGCAGACGGGCACGCACCATATCGGGAACGTCAGCGCCGTCGGTCAGGTCGATAGTGGTCTGCAGCCAGGAAAGGTCGACAGATTCACCGGCATCGCGCAGACGCAGTGCGGCAAGCGCCACCTCCTCAACCAGCATGTAAGGTGTCGTGCGGCGATGGTCAGTGGTGAGGCCGTATTGCAACGCGTAGGGCGCAATTTCCAGCGCGCCAGCGATATCACCGGCATCAAGACGCCACAGCATGACGGTCATGACAATGTCATCCTGCGCACCGCAGCCATCAGCCAGCACACCGGCGACCCACGGCGCATAGAACGGCAGCAGCTCGCGCTTTTTCGCGGCTTTACGCTCGTTTGAACGGATGTTTTTTAACGTGCGGCGGTCATCGGCCAGCTTAACCAGCATCTGCTCATAGGCGGTTGCATGGCGCAGCGGGGCTTGCTCCCGCTGCGCGGCTTGAGAGGCCGAGACCCGCATCATGTGACGCTGTGCGGGGCTCGTCATGGTTTAGGCTCCGCTTTCCGGTGCTGCAGGTGCGGTGAAATCGCCCAGGGTGATGTTTTCCAGCAGGCACCCGGCGGCATACGCCTCGACCACATAGTCGATATTCATCGACTCGTAGTTTTCAACGCGGTCTTTTTTCGGGTTTTCATCAATGCTGCGGCGGTGGCTCTCATCCATGAAATAGATAGAGAGGTTTTCCAGAGTAGTTACCAGTACGGCATTCGCCGGGAAGTACGGCACGCGCACAGCAGGCAGGTTGCCGATTCGCTTCTGGCTGATGATGATATCTGCCGCGAGCGCCTCGCTGTTTTCCTGCGGCTTGTTCACCAGCGGGAAATATTTGTCGGCCAGCAGCTTACGGCCAACGATGGCAACGAGTTTCGGGTCATCCTGATAAACCTCGTCAATCAGGTTATTGGTCGCATCCATCACCAGCGCGTCGAGGTTCTCATAGTCGCCGTTTCGACCGACGCGAATCACTGCCGAAACGACCTTACCGTCAGCATCGGTGATATTGCTCATCACACGCGTCGGGGCTTCATTGCGGTATTTCTGCAGCCAGCCGACGGCCACATCCTGCAGCATCGGATTTTTGGTGCGGTCAGAGGTGGCGGCGCGGGTGGTACCGTTAAAACCGGCCATGATGAAATCGAGCGCCTGACGCTTGACAATGGCGTCGCGGATGCGGCGCTGGAAGTCCTGAAAACGCGCCCACAGGTCGAGGGTTTTATATTTCAGGTGGAAGTCAAAGTTAATCTGGTCGCACTCGTACTTGTTGGATTCAAGCGCGGTGAAGTCTGCGGTCTTACGCTCATCATCGCCCGAGGTATCAGTCGTGCTGGCGATAGTACCGGTCACACCGACGCCGATTTTCTCACCCTTCATTTCTGCGACCGGCAGAATATTAATCGTCTGCAGAAACGCGGATGACTCCTGCACTTTGTTCATCAGCGTTTGCGTGACGGACGGCTCGACGGTGAATTTTTTACTGACGTCATCAGTGCTGATGCCGTTCAGCTCAGCGACGCGGGTCAGATAGGCATTAAACTTAAAACGGGTTTCCGGGCGCATAGTCTTTCCTGTTTGAATTTATCGGTTAGTCACTGCATCGGGCGGGGTTGCCGCCCGGTTTCTGTTCTGCGGTTTATCAGCAGTCGGTCAGCAGCTCATCGCCACCGCCGCCGCTGGCTTTCGTGCGTCGCGGCTGGCTGAAACTTTCGGTTTTGTCGAGGGTGGTTTTCAGGGCGGAAAATGCCTGGCTGGTTTCTTCAACCTTGCCGGTCAGTTCCTGTCTAAAGGTGGCTAGCGCGGTTTCCATATCGGAAAGACGCTTATCCTGCGCAGTGAGGCTGGTCTGCACATGTTCGCTGACGGTGGTAACCGCTTCATGCACATCATTCAGGCGCGCATCGTCGCTGACCTGTTTACGGCTGAAAATGGCTTTCACCTTGTCGGCCAGGCTGTTGAGCACCGTGTCGGGAACGTCTTCAAATTCCAGTTCGGCCAGCGTGGCGACTGAAAAGACATTTTCAGGACTGGCCTTAAAGCGCTGCAGCGGGTTGTGCTTCGCCTTGCGGCAGAATTCGAGGTATTCAGTACCGAGGCTCGCAGGGTCATCAGTGACCGCAAGGCCGACAAGATAGCATTTGCCGCTGTTACCAAAATTCGGCTGAATTTCCATAGAGGTATAGACCTTCTGCGCGGCTTTATTCATCGCGATAAGGTCATCGGTCGGGGTGATTCTGGCGAACAACGCCCATTTGCCATTCAGCGCAGAATCGTCGTCAATCTTTTCGGCTTTCAGCTCAACCACATCGCCATAACGTTTAAACATGCCGTCGGGCAAAAGGCCGCGAATGTGTTCAAGGTTGATACGGCAACCGTAGACGCGCGGGTCATAGGTTTCGGCCATTTCCTGAATATCGCTGGCGCTGATAATGCGCCCGTCGCAGGTATCACCCTCGACGCCGATGCGAAAGAATTTTGAGACTTTTTTTGCCATTGTCAGGAGTCCTGAGGTTAGGGTTACTGGTCAACGCCAGTTTCCAGTCTCAGGACGCGCCAGACCACCAATGACGACTGGATAACCGCCCACACAACAGCACCTTAGCGAATCACTGACGGCCATTAAGTAGCCTTGCCCTGAATCCACTACGGCGAGGCATCAATGACCATTTCCACCGATACAACCTTATTGCATGACCCGCGACGACAGGCATCGCTGCTTTACTGGCAGGGCTTTTCCGTGCCACAGATTGCCGAAATGCTGCAGGTCAAGCGCCCGACCGTGCAAAGCTGGAAACAGCGCGACGGCTGGGACGGCATCGCACCGATTTCCCGCGTCGAAAGCAGCCTTGAGGCCAGGCTGATTCAGCTCATCGCCAAGCCGCAAAAGTCAGGCGGCGACTTCAAAGAGATTGACCTGCTCGGGCGGCAGATTGAGCGACTGGCGCGCGTCAACCGCTACAGCCAGACCGGCAACGAGGCCGACCTTAACCCCAACGTTGCCAACCGTAACAAGGGGGAGCGTAAGAGGCCGAAAAAGAACTTTTTCAGCGATGAGGCTGTCGCAAAGCTGGAAGAAATTTTCTTCGACCAGTCTTTCGAATACCAGTTGCAGTGGTACCGGGCAGGACTGGCGCACCGTATTCGCGATATTCTCAAATCCCGCCAGATTGGCGCGACGTTCTACTTTTCCCGCGAGGCACTGCTGCGCGCGCTCAAGACCGGCCATAACCAGATTTTTCTGTCGGCCAGTAAAACGCAGGCTTACGTGTTCCGGGAATACATTATCCAGTTTGCGCGACTGGTTGACGTCGACCTGACTGGCGACCCGATTGTCATCGGCAACAACGGCGCAAAGCTGATTTTTCTCGGCACCAATTCCAACACCGCGCAGAGCCATAACGGCGACCTGTATGTCGATGAAATATTCTGGATCCCGAATTTTCAGAAGCTGCGCAAAGTCGCATCGGGCATGGCCTCGCAAAAGCATCTGCGCTCAACTTACTTTTCGACACCTTCCACGCTGGCGCACGGCGCTTACCCCTTCTGGTCTGGCGAGCTGTTCAACAAGGGGCGCGCCAGTGCCGCTGACCGCATCGAAATCGACATCAGTCACAGCGCGCTCGCCGGTGGGCTTCTTTGCGCTGACGGACAGTGGCGGCAGATTGTCACTATTGAGGACGCCCTTGCCGGTGGCTGCACCCTGTTCGACCTCGACCAGCTCAGACGCGAAAACAGTGATGAGGACTTTAAGAACCTGTTTATGTGCGAGTTTGTCGACGATAAGGCATCGGTATTCCCGTTCGAGGAGCTGCAGCGCTGCATGGTCGACGTGATGGAAACATGGGAGGACTTCGCCCCGTTCGCCGACCATCCATTCGGCTCGCGCCCGGTCTGGATTGGCTACGACCCGTCCCACACCGGCGACAGTGCCGGATGTGTCGTACTCGCGCCGCCGGTGGTTTCGGGTGGCAAGTTTCGCATGCTGGAGCGTCACCAGTGGAAAGGCATGGACTTTGCCGCACAGGCAGAAGGCATCCGCAGGCTCACTGAGAAATACAACGTCGAATACATCGGCATTGACGCAACAGGCCTCGGTCTCGGTGTATTCCAGTTGGTGCGCTCATTCTACCCGGCGGCACGCGGTATCCGTTACACGCCAGAAATGAAAACCGCAATGGTGCTTAAGGCGAAAGACACGATTCGCCGGGGCTGTCTGGAGTACGACGCCGGAGCAACCGACGTCACACAGTCGTTTATGTCCATCCGCAAAACCATGACCAGCAGCGGGCGCAGCGCCACCTATGAGGCCAGTCGCACCGAGGAAGCCAGTCACGCTGATATCGCATGGGCCACCATGCACGCCCTGTTAAACGAACCGCTTTCTGCCGGTAGCGGCATGCAGCCTAAATCCATTCTGGAGATTAACCAATGAAAAATAATGTTTTCTCACAAAGCCAGATTCAGGCAATGGCCGATATTCTGCACAATGACAGTTTTGACTATCAGGCAACATGGTTGCGGGTCGGAAAACTCAATATCGACCGCAGCATTACTAAATCGCGCCAGATTGGCGCAACGCTGCTATTTAGTCGTGAGGCACTGCTCGATGCGCTGACAACGGGCGATAATCAAATCTGGTTTGCTCATACAGTTGAGCATGCGCGCGTGGCGCTGATGTACATGAACAATCTTTCAGCACGCGTCGGTGTCCGTCTGGCGAGCAACGGTTACAGCGTACAGCTTGACAGCGGTGCGACCATCAACCTTGTCGGCGAGGAATCCCATTGCGCCGCGCTGGCGGGTAATGTCTACCTTGATGAGTTCGGATGGTTCAATAACCCGCTAAGAGCGGCAAAAGTCGCAGCGGCTATAGCCTGCCATAATCGCCACAGCCTGACGATGTTCACCTCTCCCTCTGATAATTATGACGCTTTCCGGGTGTGGAACGGCACGTTCCGCAGGCATCGACCGACACCGCTAATCAATACCGGCGACAGCGTATTCTGTACAGATGGCGTCTGGCGCCAGTCGGTCACACTGGATGCAGCATGCCAGCGCGGGTGCAATCTCTTTGCGCCTGAGGAAATTAAACACGAATACAGCGACGATGATTATCGCATGTTATTTGGTTGCGACTGGTCTTTCGCTGTTGCAGCGGGCGAGGTGGCAGCATGAGCAAGCGCAAGCCACGCAAAGCAGTCGCCATGACCGCCAGTGCACCGCAAAAAATGGAGGCGTTCACCTTCGGTGAGCCGGTGCCGGTGCTCGATAAGCGCGATATTCTGGATTACGTCGAGTGCATCAGTAACGGCAAATGGTACGAGCCGCCGGTCAGCTTCTCCGGGCTGGCAAAAAGCCTGCGCTCTGCAGTGCATCACAGCTCACCGATTTACGTTAAACGCAACGTGCTCGCGAGCACCTACATTCCGCACCCGCTGCTGTCCCGTCAGGATTTCAGCCGCTTTGCGCTCGACTATCTGGTATTCGGTAACGCCTTTCTTGAGCAGCGCCACAGCGTCACCGGACAGTTAATCAAACTGCTGACTTCACCGGCAAAATACACCCGGCGCGGGGTCGATGACTCGGTTTTCTGGTTTGTGGAAAACTTCACTCAGCCGCATGAGTTCGCACCCGATACCGTGTTCCACCTGCTGGAGCCTGATATTAATCAGGAGATTTACGGCCTGCCTGAATATCTCAGCGCGCTTAATTCCGCATGGCTGAATGAATCCGCGACGCTGTTCCGCCGCAAGTATTACCAGAACGGCGCGCACGCAGGTTACATCATGTATGTGACTGACCCGGCGCAAAGCGCGACTGACGTCGAATCGCTGCGCGATGCAATGCGTAACTCTAAAGGGCTCGGCAACTTTAAAAACCTGTTTTTCTACTCACCGAACGGGAAACCGGACGGCATAAAAATCGTGCCATTGAGCGAAGTCGCCACAAAGGATGACTTTTTTAACATCAAGAAAGCCAGCGCTGCCGACCTGATGGATGCGCACCGCGTACCGTTCCAGCTCATGGGCGGCAAGCCTGAGAATATTGGCTCAATGGGTGACGTTGAGAAAGTGGCAAAGGTCTTTGTGCGTAACGAGTTATCGCCGCTACAGGACAGGTTCAGGGAGGTAAACGACTGGCTCGGCATGGAGGTCATCAGGTTCAAAGAGTACACCCTCGACAACCCGGAATAATCCCCCCTCAAGCCGCCAGTATTGGCGGCTTTTTCATACCCCGCCACCATCACGCCTCAGACGCGCCACACGCGCACAACCACACCCGACCACCAACGAACTGACAGCGACCACGAAAGCGCCATCACGACGCGCTCAGACGATAATTTTTAATATTACGCACCACCGCTGGCGCGCAATGCTTTCCCCGCCACGCCTGCCCGCTTTATGGGGCGGTTTTAATGCAGTTGCATGACCACTCTGGATCCGCGCCAGCTCTGGCGGCGCACGGCCAGAACGGGAAAGTCTGACGCATGCAAAACCATGCACCTGTTGCATGCACGGCTAAAAAACGGGAAATTCGCGGAAGAATGGCATAAAAAAACCGGCATTCATGGTGCCGGTTTGAATCAGGTTTATTGAGGTTACTGGCCGCGCAATGCGCCAATAATACTGTTGAGACAACAACTGGCAACAATCAGCAGAAAAACGGTTGTCCACGGATTTTCATAAACGAGAGATAACATATTTATATGGTTCCTTTTATTTGCGCATTCTGATGTGATTTAACAGGTGTTTGATAACGACTGAAAGCTCATCTTTATTAGCCTTTTCGACCATTTTTGCGGTGTAGCTTTCCACCTCGCGAGAGCTCAGGTCGTTATTTAATGCCATTAAAGTCAGATTCTTTGCCCAATCTTCAAACGGGTCTTTTTTCGATGAAATGGGATTTCGCATGTCCAAAAACCTCGAATTATTTAACCAGCAGACGGCTAAAGTATTTGCGACGCTATGACCAGCTAACGCCTCGCGTAGCTCGTTGTTCAACCCCGTCAGCACTGAAAGCGAGTTTCAGCGCCGACGGCGTTTGCTATGGTCGACGTGGTGGCGGTGCGTAATGTGCCGGTCTGCTGATATTATCCAGTTTGCCATAGTTATCCCTGACGATTTCTGCACACCCGACCAACTCTGCTGGAGTCAGGTTCTCATTGACCATTATCGTCTGCAGACGATGAACAATAGCCATAAGTTTTATGCTTTTAGTTTTGTGCTGCGGAATTTCGCCCGGTAGTCGATGCATATTATCGCCCTCAATGAATTTTATTTAGTGTCCTCAAGACGCCACTATAAAATCCGCTAAGGTAACGTCCCATTCATCACTAGTGTGTAACCAATAACACATCGAGAAGATTTGAAAGGTAGAACTAATGTCTCGCATAGCTCGTTGTTCAACCCCGCCAGCACTGAAAACAAGATTCAGCACCGACGGCGTTTGTTAATGCAGCCAGCTATCGTCCTCCCATACCTGCTGCATGATTTCCATTACTCTTTTTTTATCTTCGTCCAGTTTCAAACCGCTTAGCTCAACACCATTTGCGGAGCCCTTGCGAATGCGGATAGCAGTCTTTGGGTAAATAGGTTGAAGATTGCGGTACAGCTCAGCCTCAAGTGCATCCAACGTTGCCTGACTAATTTTTTGCTCTTTATCCAATGTGATATTGATTCTCATAATCTAATCAGCCTTATAAAAAATATCATCTTCGGTTTCGTTATTTTCGCTGTTTGCTAGGTCTGCAATGAGAGTGAGCGCGAGCTTTAAGTCTGATGGCTTGCAGTTTGCAATCAGAGATACCTCGGCGATAAATTGCACACAAGCCCACTTTTGCTGCGTTCGGCTGAAATGTTCGCCAACCATGAAATCCCTCCCATAGGGTGTACTGTATATTTATACAGTAGCACGTATTGATAAAAGATGGGAAGAAAAAAATGAACAGGGTGATTGCTGTATGTTCATGATATGGATGTGAATTACTCAGATATTGGTTTTTGCTGCTTCAGCCATCGCAGCAACACGATTAAGGATTTTCCTGGCTTTAGCCTGATGCGATGGCGCTGCGGAAAATATTTCACCTTTGGCCGTTCCGCGTAGCCATTTGCCATCAAAACAACTTTTACCACCGGCCATCAGGTGCAGGGCTTCGCCCCGGCTGATTGTGATGCCGGTAGTCAGATGTATCTCGTCGATAGTTTTCGCTATAGCTGCGTTTTGCTCATCCGTTCCGTGGATAAATTTTCGCCGTATTGCTGGCTTTTGCTTCCTGAGTCGGTTTGTCAGCTCTCGTTTTTCACGTCGACTTAGGGGTTTAGATAAATCGAGTTCCGGTGGATCGCTTTCGCTTCCCGTACAGTTATTGACAGAACTCCGAGAGGGCGCAGGAGCGCCCTTAACGTCAACGGCCAAATCAACGGCACGCTTCGGAACAATTTTCCACTGCGTAAGCCGGGTTAGAATAGGAGAGCCAGCACCTATCGAGGCATCGTAGACACCTTTGATACACACAGTTTCTTCGCCATACTGATTAAATTCAGTTCGAGGCTCATACAATGTACGTACTTGTAAATCGTCACGGCGAACGAATGGTCCGCCTTGAGCATTCACATAATCAGCCCAGCGGCCATAGTGGGCTGCATCATGCACGGCGGCGAATTCAACACTAAGCGCCCTGGCTGTTTCAGGGTCAGCCATTCTGCGTAGTTCCCTGTATACCGTCACCGGCGCACCGCCAATAAACTGAAACTGACGGATGTGCCAGCGCGCCGCCCATGCAGAAACAGCGGGAGCTGTCTCTTTCAGCAGCTCACCGCTTTCGTCATCGGTTTCACCATCAAGAGCATAGCCGTCGATATTTTTCGAAATGTATTTAGCAACATAGCCGGTAGCGCTGCCTTTTTCCGGGTCAATGGCCTCGGCATGAAAGCGCGCTTTTTTGGCTTTATCGCTTCTCAGTTCGTGGCGGTCTTCCTCCCACGCATAATCACGGATGATGAGGCGCACACGCTCGACGTCTTCCGGCAACATGAACATAAGCATGTGCCAATGCGGCGTTCCGTCGTGATGAGGCTCGGCAACACGTATGCCAAAAATGCGGATTTCTTCTCGGTGTAGCTTGGCGCGAATACGCGCCCAAAGACCGGTGAGATAGCTCTGCGTGTCTGACGGGCTTGCTCCGTTCCATTTGCTGTTACGGTAGCCCGCTTTGGTGGTAGCGTGATATTTAGACGGTGCAGTCAGAGTATAAAACTCCCCGACATAACCGAGCTCATTACAGATATTTTCAAACCCACGGATACGAGCCATCAGCTCGCAGCGGCGTATTGCTGGATTAGCGACCGAGCCGTCGAATTTTTCAATCAGGCTGATGCGATTACCATATTCGTCTTCGAGATCCAGTCCCTTGAGAAATTCGCGTGTGCGGCGCTTCTGCTCGCGCCAGTCAGTCACGCAGCTTTTACTCGCGTAGGCATGCTTTTTCTTACTGACGTTGCCAACAGCAATTTGCAGATGTTCGCGCCATGCAGCCGCAATGCGACGCAGGCGGCCACGCCACCACACATCGTTAAACATTCGGGCGATAGCCGGGGCGATTTCATCTTCGCCAACATATTTCTTTATCACCCGCTCCCAGTGCGGCGGGGTAACGTTGAATTGCAGGGAAATAATCCCAGCGCGCATGTACCAGGCGTACAGCGTTTTAAGCTCGCTAAATCCGGTGTCATCAATGTCAGCCAGTTCAGCATGAATGAAATTAGCGATATCAGCAGCCAGCAAGTCAATATCGGCGCGCGACATATCAGGGAGGCGGTTATATCTGGCAACCATATTAACCATCCGTGACGCCAGATATTGCATAAGCTGGGTATCAAAATGACCATCAAAAACAGCGGTTGATACATTGCTGTTGATACCCGTGCACTCGTATTTTTTTGCGACCAGTTCAAGACGTGGCAATGCCTTTTTGCAGAAGCTGATTAAAAAGGCATTGGCTCGTTGACTGCCCTGATTTTGCTCCAGCACAGCAGCGGTGCGATAAACGTCAAAACGCACGCACTCGGGCTGGAGAGAAAGCACTTTTCTCGCATGTAGCAAAGCCGCAAACATACGGTCGCGGCGATGCTGTTGGTCATAAGTAAGATATGGGCTGGCTATTGCCGACCGTGGAGCATTCCACGGGTATGCAAACGTATATTTCGTCATGCGATAGCCAACTCCAGTTGAAGCGGAGCCAACCCTTTTGATAGCCAATTCTCAATCGATGGAGGGGATACGGCCTCAATAGTATTTTTCAGAATGGCGCAACGGCGTTTGAGAATGACGGCTTTAAGTTCATCTTCAGAAAGGTTTTTCGCATAATCGGCTTCGCGAATTGCTTTTGTGAGCTCCGGGTATTTGACTTCGAATTTCGGCACATTACAGGCAAGGTTTGTGCTATCGGCAGTCGCCAAAGGATAGTTACCCAAAACCCTACCATCGAGCATGCGGAGCCCGTGCACCTGCGTTGAGAAACTATGTTTGCAGTAAATGGTTTCAAACGCTTCTGACATCCTGCGATGCCAGAGCTGGGTTCTGATAGTTGCGTACTCACCTGACGACCCAAAGCACACACGCGGCCACTCCCGGCAAAGCTCAACCAGACGGTGCAATGATTCATGCAAATGCCAGACTGGCGCAGCTTTGTCTTTGAAACAGCGTGGTAATTTGGCGATAAGTGCGTCATTGTCAGCTTCGCCACCTTCAACCACATCAGGGATAACAAAAAATGACAGCTTGGGATGGTGATAATAAGGAATCAGCCATTGATAGAATTGCTGCCAGTCAATAACAAGGCCACGCTTCCACGCTGAAAAAGCGCCATTATCTATAGCAACAGAGAGGGCGTATTTAATTGATGCAGCTAATTGGTCAGGACGTGCATACGATACAAATGCGCCAGCACCGGTGACCGCAATACGGTGAACATTACCGGCGTCACCCCATACAGGTGTTCCGTGGTAATGAGTAACATCTGCCACGCCCTTAACCATATGTTATTTCGCAATCCCAGTATGAAAGGCTGACTCACATAACATCCCCAACCTCTCAATTTCTGAGGCAATGTCATTCAGAGTTTGAAGCTCCGAGTTATGGATGTAGTGATGTGCCAGACCGGAAATAAGCTGGTTAATCTTCGGGTAATAGCCGATGGTGTCGAGCCATTCCTCGCCAGCTTTCTTCCCTGATTGAGCGATTTTCTTTTCATTCAGGATGAATTGATATTGGTCGCTGGTAACAACCCATTTGTCGCCAACTTCGATACGAATACTCATTTAAACTCCCCTGTAATGTTTAGATTTGAGCTCTGCTATTTGCTGACAGGTCACGCAAAAGGCCACGCCCGGTATCGCAATGCGGCGAGCTTCCGGGATTGGTGCGTCACATTCTTCGCAAAGAAAACGGGAAGGCGCAGCGATACGGCTGCGCGCGTTGCTGATGTGGCGCTCGCGGTCTTCCTGCTCGCGCTGTTGTGCTAAATCCATTGCGTCGGCCATTAGTGCAGCTCCTGTGATTCATTCTCAAAGCGGATTGCTTCACGACGCAGCAGTTCGGCAGCTTCGGTGCCACTCATACCCTCTTTGGTGATATGGATAGCCAGCGCCTCAAGGCGGATGGAAACAGCGAGCGCGCGGTCTTTACGCTCTTCTTTTTTTGCATCGGTCAGCAATACGGCCAGCGCATCACTATTAGTGTTAAAACTACGGATTTCGGTATTACGCATAATTGATTCTCCTGATTTCGGGCAATAAGAAGCCTGGCGGGTTTACGCCAGATAATTTCTTTTGTTTAATTAGCTATAACCAAATACGATGGCTGGTTTACTTTTCAATTGGCTGATAATTTCAGCTTTCAGACTATCTTTAAACTGCTTGCAGCACTCCCATTCCGGGTCAACTCGTAAAATTATCCCATCGCGGGTTTTAATTTCAAAACCGTCTTCCATGTTCGGAATCATGGCACCTAAAACAATCCTTAATTCATCGCGTGACATGTTTAACCCCTTTAATAATAAAGTGGACAATACGAATAATTAAAAAGTCTAACGATTTCGGCGGCTTTGTTTTCAGCCCTTTTAATAATTCGGACTGTGAGTGGCTCGGGTGCCAGCGCTTGCCGTCCTTACCTGCGATCCAGCCGTGGCCGTAGTGCATGCCTGGGCTTTGCTTGACGAGCAGAGACGCGAATGACGGTTCATTTTTCAGCATACGCACCTCAAATCAGACCAAACGATGCGCCAATACCGCTCATAGTATCGACTACGCTCGACATAGCGGGATTAGTCTGCAGACGTGCATGCAGCGCCATTGCCGATAATGACAACATGCGAATCCCCGCATTTACGCTAGCAATCATGTTTTGTTTTTTGGCTGGCGTGAGGCGGTCGCCGGAAACTGCACCGCTTGCCAGTTCGCCAAGTTCACTCATTGCGTGCATGACGTAGGATTGCAGTTTCTCTTTTGCCAGTTCGTTGACCGGTACGCATGGCAGACAATGGATCTGCGCCAGAAAACCATCGACGAGGGTCGAGTCTTCGGTCATGTCTGTCAGCGTCCAGATTTCACGCGGCGTTAACTGGTGCGGCTGTTCTGGGTTGAGTTTGTTGTAAAGCGTATGCGGCTTGATTCCGGCTTTATTCGCTAGTTCTTTCACGTTATGAGTAGCTGCGAATTTTCTGCAGGCCTCGTCAAAGTGCGCATGTGACGAAACACGAAAATCTAACATGCTGTAACTCCCTTTAACTTGCAAAATCAAGTTCAGTTAAGCGATGACTGTTAGTTGATATAACGGCAATCGATAGCTTGCTGGGTCAGTTTGTCACGCCATGCTTTGACGTTGATAAGGGTGCGGCTACGCTTAGCGGCTTTTTCTTTGCTGGTAACATCTTTGGTGGGAGCTTTGAGAAGGACGCCCTCATCAATCCATTGCCAGACCAGACGCTCGCTAACGCCACGGGCGGCGGCGAAGTCTTTCACTGACATGGTGTCTAACATCGCTGTACGAATCATGTTTTGCATGGATAGCTGCATCATGGTTACAAGCGCGTTGAACTGACCAGCGTCTAGCAATACAGTTTGATTTTGTAAGTTTTGTGCGTCATGCGGCGGGATTGATTTTGCATCTGACATATCGCATTATCTCCTGTTGTTTGAAATGTAGTGCAGTGGTGTGCATCTTGGTCGATGAATGCCACTTTAAATCGAAAATGAGTTTGTGTAAATCGATTTTGAGTGATTAACGAATGAATGATGAAGATTTGAATACGCAAGATGTGATTGAGCGGATAAGTTCGGCGTATGGTGTCAGCACGCAAAAGGCTTTGGCGGAAGTGCTTGGTGTCCCGTCAAACAGCGTCAGCACTTGGGTTCAGCGAAATAGTTTTCCAGGCAAAGCTATCATTCAGTGCTCATTAGATACTGGTGCCGATTTAAACTGGCTGCTGACTGGTCAAGTTTCAAGTTTGCATTTGCAAGATTCGTCTCCGCTGAAAGGAAAGTCTCTTTATGACGAGATTTTAGCGAGTGGTGGAAAACCTGTTTTAAGGCGCATCCTTGATGCGTATGGTTTTACAATGCAAAAGGAGCTTGGGGATTTGTTGGATATCTCCTCTGGCACTATCAGCACTTGGGTAAGACGAAATTTCTTTCCCGGTGATGTGGTCGTGACATGCGCACTTGATACTGGTGTATCGCTGGAATGGTTAGCGACCGGAAAGGGAAACATGCGAGAAAGTAAGGAGGCTATCATTTCGGACGTTTTAACGATAAAAAAATCCCGCCTTGAATCGGGTGAATTAAAAGACGCTGGACGTTGGCACCCTGACCCCTCAATGATTCCGGCAAGCGCTGAGGATTTAGTCTTTGTTGAAGGGGTAAATTCATCTTGGCTTGTTGATTGCTCTATCTCAAACATTGCCAATGGCCGCTGGTTAATTAGCATTGACGGCGCGCTCGATGTTTTTGATGTAGTCAGGTTGCCGGGTGGAAAGGCAAAGCTATCGAATAAGTTTGCGGAGTTTGAATGTAATTTGTCTGACATTACTCCTTCTGGGGTGATAATTTTTACTTTGGAGAAGCATGTATAATGGATGTACTAATCAGCATACTTTCAATAGCGCTTGCTATCTACGCCGTTATCAGAATTTGCTCTAAGGCACAAAGCACTAAAACAAAGTTTTTAAAATCTATATGCGCGCTTTGGTATTTTCTGTATGCGGGTGGGATTATTGTATCTTCAGACTATGAGGAGATAGGTGTAGTACTGCTTATTGTTGGTACGGTAGTCCTTTTCTATCCTAAAAAACATAATACGGCTAGATCTACAAAGGTTTGCTCAGATAATAATAAAACCGAAAGCGTGAGCCATGATGACTCCGAGGATGTAGTTTTTAGAAATCAGGTTGATTTGAGTAAACATAAGCATTTGCTAAAGATAGCTTTTACATATGAGAACACTAACGGCACGGTTAAATATAGAGAGGTCGATGTTAAAAAATTTGACGGTTTATATATTGAAGGGTATTGCCACAGCAGAAAACAATATCGAACGTTTAGAATAGATAGGGTTGTTGATGGAATTACACTTCGTGATACTGGTGAGTTATTTACTACGGAAGAATGGGACGAACAATTTTACTTGACGGTTTAGTTATATGCTCATGGGTACTTTATGACTGTTAGCAAGCAGAAAAACGGTAAATGGCTATGTGAGCTTTATCCAAACGGTCGGGAAGGGCGGCGTATACGTCGGCAATTCAATACCAAAGGTGAGGCCGAGGCATTCGAAGCATTTACGAAAAGTGAGAATGAGGATAAGCCGTGGCTTGGTAAGAAAGAAGACCGGCGGCGCTTAAGTGAGATAATCCAGCTTTGGCATAATCTGCATGGACAGGCTTTAGTTGCAAGCAAGTCACGATTGGCTAAATTACAGATTGTATGTAATGGTCTTGGTGACCCTATCGCATCCCGCCTTACTGCTAAAGATTGGGCTCACTATCGTGATAAACGGCTTCGTGGTGAAATAGATAATGGATATCACAAAGACCCTGCAAAATGGATCGCCAAACCGATAACCGTCAATCGCGAACAGCAATATCTCGAAGCAGTGTTTAATGAGCTGCGCCGGTTGGGTGAGTGGAGCCTACCTAATCCGCTCGATGGGATTCGCGTATTCAAAGAAGCTGAGAAAGAAATGTCCTGGCTAACTTTATCTCAGCTCCCGGAACTGTTTCGAGCCTGCGAGCAATACGGCAAAGAAGACCTCACCATGATTGTTAAGGTGTGCCTTGCAACCGGCGCTCGATGGGGGGAAGCGGAGAGATTGACCCGCCCTCAACTTTCTCCACATAAACTGACGTTCACCAAAACTAAAGGTAAGAAGAATCGCACGGTTCCGATTCCTAAATGGCTGTACGACGAGTTGTCCGAACGTCAGGGCAGAATGTTTAAGCCCTGCTATCAGGAGTTTAAAAAGATGCTCAAACTAACGAACATTGAGCTGACGGAAGGGCAGAAGACTCACGTTTTGCGTCATACTTTTGGTGCGCATTTCATGATGAATGGAGGGAATATACTGGTGCTGCAGAAAATTCTCGGACATGCCAATATTCGAGAAACTATGAAGTATGCGCACTTTGCTCCTGACCACCTTGAGCAAGCTGTAACCCTCAATCCGTTATCGCTGTATGTTGGCGGCAATGTGGCGGCAGAGGTTGCATAACACTGCAATTTACTGCATTAAAAATTACCTTAACTAGTTGTTTTATATGGTAAGTGTTTGTTTGTTGTGGGGTGTTAATAGGAGCGTCTTAACTAAGAACGCGCTTTCGCAACATCCGAAAGCTTGTAGAAAAGAAGGGGCTGGCATTACGCTGGCCCCTTTTTTATGGGTTTGCTCCACGCCATAGATGGTTGCATGATTAGGCTGGGTCAGTGGTCTCAACGCTGAGTCAGAAACGGCCAGGCCCGTTCCTTAGTTTAGCGAGCGCTCCGCACGCCGGTGTTTAGCCTGATACATATTTCGATCGGCCAGTTCTTGTAGTTTTTCGGCAGTGGCATGTTCCCATGTCAGCGCAAAGCCAATACTCAGGGTCATCGTTATCCGCTGGCCGTTATGCAATTCAAAAGGTCGATTAAATGCCTGGGATAGCGCTGCGCAAATACGTTGTACTTCATATTCCGAATGTACATCGTAAAGCACCATCGCAAATTCATCGCCGCCGAGTCGGTAAGTCTGATAACGGCTACCACCGAATTCCGCTAATCTTTTGGCAACCTCTATAAGTACGCGGTCGCCTGCCGCATGTCCCCAGGTATCATTAATATATTTAAAGTTATCGCCATCCAGAAATAACAATGCCGAACTGCTACGAGCGGAATTGTCCTTCATCAGCGCGTTAATACAGCTGCGAAATGCCGCGCGATTGGCAAGCCCCGTCAGCGGATCGTGCAACGCGGTACGTAGTAACTGGGCATTTTTAGCCTGAAGCCGTAGCTGCCATTCTTCCATCTCATCCAGAAGGCTATTGAAATCCTGCGCAAACAGGTGAAATTCCGCAATACGCTCATCAGGTACCCGGCGTGAAAAATTTCGGTTAGTGCGAACGTCGTGTACAACTTCAGTAATATTTTGCAGCGCATCCACAACGCCATTGTGCAAATAACGCGTGAGCAGCAGGGCAATGCCGGATGCCAGCAGAATACATCCTGTCAGCACTGCCAGCGATAGCCAGATAAAATGACCAATAAGGCTGTCGCGGGCGACAAGCCGTACTTCGCCGATGGCCCTGCCGTTGTGCCAGACGGGTTGCGATACCGGCAATGGAAAAAGCCAGTGGCTAATTAAGCCGATGAGCTTATCGTCTGCGGCTCGCGCATCATAGCGCCATGAGGCGATAGTACGGCCATTTTTATCGCGGACCTCCGCCGCTGAAAATTGTCCCTGGCGTCCCAGTGTGGCGAGCGTTTCCGCTGCGGCCGCGTTATCGGAAAATACCAGTGCCGCTTCAAGGCTATGGGCCATTGTGGCGGCGGTCAAATCGAGATTTTTTTGCGCATACTGTTTGAGCGTAAGGACAGACGCAACGCAAATTAATAGCCAGATCAATGTCATTGTAAGCAGCACGCTGATTATACTAATCCGCCGTAGTGTGCGTTTAAATGTTGGTCTGGACAGAGAAAATTCCTTATTCAT